TCTGTGTTCCGTCCATTTGGGCGTTTAGATATATAAGTTATCAATTAAATTTTATTATAAGGAGGATTCATTTAATGAAGACAAAGAGAGTACCAACACAGGTTCATACAAGAAAGTTAGACAGAATGGTTGCAAGAAAGAATATGGAGAAGAAGGGTGTCACACAGATTAATAAGATTAAGGGTGATGCAAGTTTCTTTTCAAAAAATTGGAGAGATTATGTAAACGCTTAATCTCAAATATAGTTATCAAAAAATTTTATTACATATTATAAGGAGGACATTTTTTAAATGGCAGAGACAACAACAAAGGAAACAAATTTAAGACAGGCAAATGCAAAGGCAACAGCAGTAGGTGTAGTTAGTGAGAAGGATCTGAAGATTGTAACAGAAGATGGAAAGAATAAGATAACAGGTCATATTACAGTCAAAACTTCTGATGTGAATTTCGTTAAGTACAACGTCAATGTAAATGAGAAGACTAAGGCTGGTACTGACAATAAGACTTATGCAGGTATTCAGACAGTAATGAATGAGTATAAGTCTATTGCAGAAGTTGGTGAGGAAGAGGCTACAAAGGTTAGAGTAACTGGTGATATTAGTCCATTCACAGGTAAGAATGGTGAGAAGATTGTATCTTACAAGAGCAATTTCTTCAAGAGATTAAAGGCTGACGAGGATTATGAGCCACACGCAGAGTTCGCAGTTGAGGTATTCATTTCTGGTATCAATCCTGAGCTTGATGCTGATGGTGTTGAGACAGGAAGAATTGTAGTAAGCGGATGGATGCCTATATATAACGGAATTGAACCAATCGACCTTGTGGCAGAGGGTGAAGTAGGACAGGCTGTTGATTCAGGATTCGAGGTAGGACAGACAGTAGAGTTCTATGGAGATATTATCAATAACAGAATTGAGACTGTTACAGAGATTCCAGTTAAGATTGGTAAGCCAAGAAAGAAGGTATCTGTAGAGATTAAGAGTGATCTTCTTATCACAGGTGCTTCTGAAGCATATGAGGAAGGTATTACACCAGAGCTTCCATATGTTGCTGAAACAATTCAGGCTGCAATTCAGGAGAGAGCAAATCGTCTTGAGGAAGCAAAAGCTAAAGCTCAGAGTGGTGCAAAGGCATCTACTGCAAAGCCAAGTGGTGCAGCACATGGTAGAAGTTTAGGTTTCTAATCTAACTTTGTTGTAGGTACGAATGAAATAGTTTGAAATATGTACCATTTTTATTAAAAAAATATTTTTAAAAATAAAGGAGAATTACATGAACGAATTAGATATTTTTAATCCACAGGTCAGCACAGTAGCAAAAGGTTTAGAAGGCAAGGTTATTCTTGTCTATGGTGGAAATAACTTAGGAAAGACTAAGCAGGCAACTCGTATGAAGAAGCCATTCTATCTTCCATTTGAGGCAGGTCTTAATGCCATTCCTGGTGTTCCATATTGTCCTATTACAAAGTGGTCTGACTTCATTAAGATTAACAAGCAGCTTACAGATCCTGCAACAGTAGAGAAGGCAAGAGAAATGTATTCAACAATTATCTTTGATGAGATTGAAGCGGCTGCAAATTACTGTCAGGAATTTATTTGCCAGAAGTATAAAGCTCCTTCAATCGGAGAAGGAAACGGTGGATATGGACTTTGGAAAGAGTATGAGACTGAGTTCTGGAAGCAGATTAACAAGTTACTTGGTGCTGGATATTGTTGTTACTTTATTGCACATGCACAGGAGAAGGATGGATACATTTCACCAAAGGCTGATAAGAGGGCGTTAGCACCTATCATCAATAATACAGACTTATGTGTTTATGTTCGTTCTAACGGTGTTGATAAAGACGGTAAGGTTATTAAGTCTTCTGGTTTCTTAGCACAGACAGATGAGTTCTTTGCTCGTTCTCGTTTCGATTATCTTCCTACTACTTATATTGAGGAGTTCACTGCTGAAGCTCTTGAAGATGTAATTATTAAGGCTATTGAGATTCAGGAGAGAGAAGAGGGAATCACAGCAGTTACATACGAGGAGCAGAAAGCACAGAGAACAGTTGATGTTAAATCATATGATGACCTCATGGATGAGTTACAGAAACTTGGCGAGAAGCTTGCTGATAATGGATATCTTGAAGATTTACAGACAATCGTTGCAAATCAGTTAGGCGAAGGCAAGAAGGCTAGTGATCTGAAGAAAGGTCAGGAACAGCTTATTGAAGCAATCATTTATGATATTGAGAGTTTCATTGAGGAGAATAACTTATAAGAGGTTGATACATGGCAGCTCGAAGAAAATGCGTAATATGCAATGAGCCAATTGTAGATGAGGATGGCGTTCCATACAAGGGACGCTATGCTCATAAAAAATGTTTTAATATTGCAATCAAGACATTGCAGAAAGACAAAACTGAACAGATAGATAAGGTTGCTACAAAGAAAAAAGTCGGTAAAAAGGCTAGACCTCAAGCCGAATTAAAAGAAGCATTATCCGAAGAGGAATATGCAAAAAAGCAACAGTATTATAAGTATTTAAGAAGTCTCATCGAAGGAGAAGAATTAAGTACAAAAGTATATGCCTTAACAGAAGATTATATCAAGCGTTATGGTTTTACATACGAAAGCATGTATAAGACTCTGGTTTATCTGCATGAAATCATTGAAAAAGATTTAACTGGTGATGTAATTGGAATTGTCCCATATTATCACACAGAAGCAATGCAGTATTATGAGTCGGTTGATAAATTGGAAGAACATAATGAAAGTATGGATATTTCAAATATGTACAAAGAAAAGACCATTATTGTTCAACCTAAAAGGAGAAAAATAAAACAGATTGATATTCAGTCAATTGGGAAAGAGGTGAAATAATGGCACACGAAGGACTTGTAGATAAAAGAGCATATTTGAATACGATTGGTTGTTTAATACAAGATTCTTCCTTAATAGATGATATTGATAGACCATTAGATAGAACTGATTTTAATACAGAGAACTTCTATGAATTGCTATTTGTTGCAATTTACAATCTACATATGCAAGGTTGCACCACAATTGATGAGTTTAGTATAGATTCATATCTAAGCAATTACAAAGAACAATATTCAATTTTTCAGGAGAATCAAGGTATAGAATATCTTTCAAATGCAAGAGATATGGCTACCATTGAGAACTATGATTATTATTATCACAGATTAAGAAAATACGCATTGCTTAGATATTATGAGCAAAAAGGTCTCGATACAAGATTTATTTTTGATAGTACCATTGCAGATACCTCAAAGATGGAAGCTGAACAAATTAAGTTTGACAATTATACTGAGCAAGACATTATTGAAATGGTTGAAGCAACATTTGTTATTAATCCCAATATGAAATATTGTACCAATACACTAAGTACAGATGTCCAGGCTGGTGATGGCATGACAGATTTGGTGAATGAATTGATGGAAGTTCCTGATGTTGGTTTAGCTTTGAATAACGAGGGATTGAATACTGTATCAAGAGGTGCGAGATTAGGATGTTTATTTATGAGATCGTGTCCTCAAGGTGGTGGTAAAACTCGTATGGCTGCTGGCGATGCTTGCAAAATTGCTGTTCCGTATTTTTATGATGTTGTATCAAAGCAGTATGTGTATACAGGAAATTGTGAGCCGACTACTATTTTCTCAACTGAGATGCCAGTAGATGAAATACAGACATTATTAATTGCAGCCGTTAGTAAAGTAAATGAGGAACATATTCTATATGGTACATATGAACAAGGAGAATTAGAAAGAGTTCAACAAGCCATTTCTTATATCGAATCTAGTCCATTATATATCGTACATATTCCTGATTTTTCCATTGAAGATATTAAAAACCAGATAAAAAAATACAACCGAGAATTTTCTGTTAGGTATTTTTTCTTTGACTATATTCATACCTCATTACGTTTAATGGCAGAAGTAAATAGTAAATCTGGAATGGGATTGAAAGAGCATCAGTTATTATTGGTATTTGCAACCGAATTAAAGACGATTGCTCAACAGTTAGATGTGTTTATTTATACTGCTTCTCAGTTAAATGGTGAAGCACAAAATGCACAGTATAAGGATCAGAATTTGTTAGCTGGTTCAAAAGCATTAGCGAATAAATTGGATATGGGTGTTATTTCAATGGCTCCCACCAAAGCAGAGAAAAAGAAAATTGAATCAGTGTTACATAAAATGGTTAATATGCCTGTACCTAATATGTGTCATTGGGTATATAAAGTCAGACGAGGAAGATTAACACGAATCATTATTTGGACAAAAATTGATTTGGGTACTATGACAGAACAGTGTTTGTTTGTAACGAATTATGATTTTGAGTTAATTGATATGGATTTTACAAAGATTGAGCAGGTAGAAGAGAAGATTAAGGAACATTCTGTATTGCTATCTCAAGTACCTGATAATCCGATTGATGAAGAACAGGAAGAAGAACCAACTGATAAGAAGAGTTGGGGAAATTGGTAAGTGAGGTGAGGGTATGTATTTAGACAAGGATGCAATTCTTAACTCACTTACTAAGGAAGATATAATAAAAATTGTTACTTATTTTGGCTCTAGTTATCCAAAAACAGATAGTAATGGCGATTTAATATTCCAGTCGGTATGTCACGGATCAGATTCGTGGAAATTGTATTATTATCACGAACCAAACGAGGATAAAGGGTACAAAGGAAGAACTTTTCATTGTTACTCTAAATGTTCAGATAATTTTAACGTTGTTGAATTAGTAATTAGAGCTAATAGAGTTAAAGGAAAGACAGTTACATGGTATAAAGCGTTACATTTTATTGGGCAACTTACAGGAAAGTTAGCTATTACAAGTGCTGATGAGATTGAGAAAGAAAAGAATCGTATTAATGATTTTGAATGGATTAATCGTTTGAAGTCAGTAAAAAAGAATAGACGTGAAGTACCTACATTGTCTGAAATTAGTGAAAATATCTTAGACACATTCTACTATGCACCCCATGAAGATTGGTTAAATGACAACATTTCTCGTGAAGCTTTGAGCAGGTATGAGATTGGTTATTATGGATTGACCAATCAAATCGTAATTCCACATCGAGACAAAGACAATCGGTTGATTGGAATTAGAGGTCGTTATCTTGATGAATCTGATATTGAAAGAGTAGGAAAGTATGTTCCGCTTCAAATAAGTGGGAAGTTTCTTAGTCATCAATTAGGTTCAAATCTATACGGAATCAATGTTACCCAAAACAAAATTAAATCAATACGAAAAGCAATGCTGCTTGAATCAGAAAAAGGATGTATGCAAAATTATTCGTACTTTGGAGAAGATTCATTTGCAGTAGCAACTTGCGGAAGTAATATTACTGTCACTCAGCAAAAATTATTATTGCAATATCTCAAATGTGAAGAAGTGATTGTGGCTTTTGATAGAGAATACCAGGATGCACATTCTTTTGAGGCAGAGATTTATTATAACAAACTTGTAAAAAAAGTAGCAGGATTAGTGCCATATTGCAAAGTTTGTTTGTTGTTAGACAGTGAGAATAGATTGCCTTATAAAGCCAGTCCTACAGATATGGGGAAAGAAACATTATTGGAATTATTAGATGAGAAGATTGTTATCACAATGGATGAAGTTAATAGAGTGTTGAAAGAATCAAAGAAGGAGAAGTAATTGCAAGAATTAAAAGATAGAGTAAGACCTGTAACTGATAAGGACAAAGGTTTACCTACATTTTCATATAGTAAAATTGAGGTTTTTAAAAACTGTCCTCTTCAGTATAAGTTTAAATATATGGATAAGAAGTATTCACAGGATACTTCAATTGCACTTGAGTTAGGTAGTCTGTGCCATTATGTTTTGGAACAGAAGGGCAGGATGATTGCTTCTGGTCAAGCGGTAGATTATGACAAGTTAAATAATATTCTACAGAATGGAGTGACCGAAACAGACGAAAAAACAAAAGAAGAATTATTAGGTGTAGCACAGCTAAGAAGAAAATATTTTGAAGTATGGCACGAAACTGATAATGCGAGTGGTGCTTCATATGAAGAAAAAATAAAACTATTTGATAAAGTGTTACATGAAGAAATGGAAGATACTACTTGGCAGCCTACATATTTTGAAAAACCTTTTGAATTTGTATGGAATAACAAAGTTATTCTAAAAGGTTTTATTGACCGAATTGATGTAAAGGATGGTCAGTATAGAACGGTTGATTATAAGACTTCCAAGAAAATATATGATCAGAGTAAATTGGCAACTTCATTACAGTTTGGAATTTATGCCTTGGCAATTTTAAACGAATTTGGTGAATTGCCTATTGAATCGCAGTATAGATTCATCCTTATAGATGATGAACAATATGCTCTTACAAAAGGATGGGAAAAGCGTTTAATTAAAGCACTTGATAAAGTGTTTGGTGATATTGAAGCAAGTGAGAATAAAAATCTGTTTATTCCGAAGCCCACGCCATTATGTCATTGGTGCAATTTCTGCACAACAAATCCAGAAGCAACTATTTATAAAAATGAATGTGAATATTATTCAAAGTGGACACCAACTCAAAAGACATTTGAAGTCAATAAAAAGTGGAATGCTTTGGAGAATAATAATACAGAGAAGAAAAGAAAGTTGGTATTTT